ACACCAGATCCCATTGCTTGTTGACTGTCCAGTCAGGCGCGTAGTTCCTGTCAAGATAGATATGTGTTGCAGGCACCCAGAAGTCACGGAGCAGGATAGGCTTCGGTGACCACGCTTGAGCATTGAGCGGACCCTTACGATAATGGTTTCCAACAAAGACAAACTCGCCAGCAGAAGTGGCGCCCTCGCGCATCAAATACGTCCCCACCCCACCCCAGTTATAGACCACGTTATTCACAAACACGAATGGGTTAGCCTTGGCCAGCGGCATCCTCTGGTATGCGGTGAGCAGGGCGCTCTTCTGCATGAGGATGTTGTAATCCATGCTATCCGTAATCATGCACTTCCCGGTTGCGTCAAAGTATACGTCCGGGTTATTCAACTCACCAGTAGCAAGCACGCTAGTCCATGTAACATCGTGTGCCCCCCACCAGGTCTGCACCAGATCGTCAGTGGACCATGCGGTCGAGACATGATCCATGACGATGTTGTAAGCCGTACCACGGTAGTTGTCGATTGCTGCGGGCGAGTTGCGTTCCGGGTATAAGCCGCCTCTGGTGCGAATGTGCTGTACCAATACATCATGCGTCGCTACCCGGAAGCTACCGTTGATGATCGAGATGCCTGGCGGTGGCGCGGTCTGCCCGGCAATGGTCAGGAATGGCTCGCGGACAGTAATGTCGCCACCCGCGAGGTTGATGTTGCCGGACACCTCGAACACAATCACTCTCGGCTCATCAGCCTCCACAGCAGCCTTGAGCGAGCCGCTGCCTGTTGCATTAAGAGTAGTGACCTTCAGCACCTTGCCATGCCGTCCGGCAGGCGTGTGCATCCCGTAGCCAGCCTCTCCGGGGATAACTGGCAGGTAGGACCGTCTGGAAGCGTTGAGTGGGCACTGCCGCGAGTTGACCAGCGCGGTCAGGCGCTTTTCCATCGCCGCTAGAAGCTGCGCGGTTGTTGCCATTCATGTTCTCAATTTCTCAAGGATAACCCTGCGGTCTACCAGCTTCGCCCCGAGCATCATGGCCTTGTCCCTGGCCTCGCTATCAACATAATAAACGTGGGAGCGTCCTACGCTGAAGATTGCCTTCTGTAGCCCGAGTTTTGCCGCCATCTCGTGCAGTTCTTCGTCCGTGTCAGCCACCATGAGGGAGATCCGACCTCCACTGAACGAAATGTATCCTTCGTCTACAAGGACCAGTCATCACCTTCCTTCGTCTTCAGCCTTCTTGATAGCGGCTGCAAGGTCAGCCCTTGCGGCATCGTCTGCGGCCTTGATTTCAGCCCACTCATCCGTGGAAATATCGCGTTTCTCCGCAATGGCCTTGGCAATCATGCCGGAGACGCGTTGCATCTGTGAAAGTAGTGATAGAACCAGTTCTATGGCTGCGCTGATATGCATTTATTTACTCCTCAGATATGACTGCAACTGCGTCAGGATGCTTGTGGCCAGAAGCAGTTTTCCGTCTGCGCTGGAAATATCTCCACCGGCAGACGCTGCCGCAGCCGCATCCAGCAGCATTCTGGACTCATCGGACAGTTTCAGGACTTGCTTCGCCTCGTCGCTGGTGATTTCCTTCGCATTAAGAGATGCAGCAGCAGCCTTTTGGACAGCAGTATGAGTCCCGTAAGCATAGGCAAGTTTCTGGTCGAACGTTTGCGGAAGCTGCAACCCGAGTTGGGCACAGCCTGCAATAAGCAGCAGGGCAATGTATAGACTGTATTTGCGGATCATATGTACCTCAGAAGGAATTGAATCAGAACAACGATTGCCACAAGCCCAACGATTACACGCAGAACCTTGTTGAACGGCTCAGGCACTGCGATGTAGCCGATGAACCACCAGATGAGCCAGAAGATAGCGCCAACGATTACGATGTAGATCAGGGCTTGCAGCATGGACTCCATCGTGAACTGTCCGGTCGCAGCCATAACCGGGAAAGCAATGATGCTAAGTAACGCGGGTAGGTACTTCATTTGATGCCTCCATCTTCCATAGAAAAGTGGTTCCCGTCCGACACTGGTCTAAAGTCACCACCCCAGCGGTTTTGCGGATCAAGAGTCTTCCAGTAATCTCCCAAAGGTCGATACATCTCAGATTGTGCAATGTAGTTGCTGTTCATGAACAAATTGAAGTCTACGGCAAGGCGGCGAGTGTGCAGACTGTTCCTGATGCCCTTGCCTTCCTGTGCGTTCAATGCTGCCAGCCGTGGATCTCTATAGGCGTCTCCAAAGGTAAGCTCGAAGCCATTGGAATAGGCCCAGCCAATAAGCTTGCCTATGTTCATAGTGAACACACGCTGCTTTTCAGAGAGCGTCATACCCTAGTACCTGAACACCCGCTGATAACCTCCTTGCGCAATTCGTCAGCCGTGCCTTTGTATTCCTTCACCAGCTTTAGAAACTCCTCATCCTGAGGCATGACGTTGATGATTACTCCAGCCCTGTGTTCATTGAACAGTTCCACGGCCCAATCAGCCATTGCCTTACATCTCTTGTCCTTGTCCTGCCCATAGGCAACACTGGAAAGCAGCCCTATCAGAACTAGCACGACAATTTCTGTTTTGGTCACTTCCCTTGCTCCTCCGCCACAGCCACAGTCGCCTTGGCTGCAACAACTGTCTCTTTAGCGGCCCCAACCGTGTCGGTATCCGTAGCCTGTGGAGTCTCGGCCTTGCGGATCTGGTTAAGCTGCGCCTCCTTATCGGCAGAGCCTTTGCTGGAACCCAGCCAGAATCCGATAGCGAGCATCGTGAAGTTTATGACGGTCTGAAGCACAGTTGACCGCTCGGCCTGATCATCTCCGTAAAAGACATAAGCCGTCACGGCAGCGAATATGATGAGCAGAACGTAGGTCACGACTCTCTGTGTGGAAAACTTCTGTTCCTCTGCTACGAATGGAGAACGGCGTTCTTTCATTTCGCGGCTTCTTTCCCAGCCTTTTGTCCTGCAGCAAAAGCGGCTTTCTCGGTCAGCTCAAGCATCGCATCCATCTTTGAGTTGAATGTCTTGTGCGTGCGTATACCTTGGATGAGCGTTGCCAGACCCATAAGCGTCGGCGGTATGGTCAGAATTGACGCTATTACGATGGAATTCCAGTCCATTTCAATTTCCCCTAGCTCGTCTATCATGTCCATTGAGCCTGCGCTTGATCTCTGCAATGTCTGCATCCTGAGTCGCATCTTTGATGGTCAGTGTCTGGACAGTCACAGAACCCACACGCATATCAACTCTCATCTGCTCTACGCTTTCGCTCAGTCCGTGAAACTGGTTCAGGAACACGCCGAACTGGACCAGGCCTCCGAAGACGATGAGCACCAGCCACTTGACCGAGATGTCGAAGGTCATCCCGAACAGATGGTTCTTGCGGCGGTTATGTTGTTCGGCCATTAGAATACCACCAGTATTGTTACGTCGAAATCATTAGTGCCTGCAGGCAGCAACCCGGCTGTGGATGTATAGATACAGGTCAGGATGTCTCCAGCAGCAAATTGATTCGCCTGGAATGTTTCTTCTGTCAAATTGAATGTTCCAGAAGTTATTGATAATCCACTACCAAAATTAGAATTGTTTATTCTAGGAAAGAAAGTTATTGATCCTGCTGTAACCGCTGCATTTGACTTCACATAGATACCGAGTAGATACCCCACTCTAGGCATGATAAAGCCTCGCGGGGTGGTGTCTGTAATTCCATCATTCAGTTGTAATCCACCCGACCCAGCCGCAGCATCAGTTAGATAAAATCTGTAAGGATGTCTGCTTTGGCCTCCTGCTAACTGTTGAGACCCAACATCAAGACCTATGTGTTGTCCATAGGTAAATGTGGACAATTGCAAAGACGCTGCACCAACGAAGTCTGCGGTGTTCCCCCTGCAAACATTTCCATCCATGAACACGTTGCTAAACGTACCGTCACCACCAAATGATATTCCTCTGCCTTGTGTGCCTCCACCGTTGTCTATACATACATTGTCTTTAACAGAAACACGGTCTACCGTAGCAGCCACAGTTCCCTCAAAAGCGATTCCATATCTAACTCCTGAAGCACCGTATAGAGCAGAATAGGCATTTTGCCCATTATCAATAGCGAAGTTGCTGTGAAGCATCACACCTTTTGATATATTTGCCGTATCTCCATTACCGATATGAAATCCTGCGCTGGAATTTTCCACTGCACGATTCCCGATGTATTGCACGTTGTTGCAGTAGCTTAATTGCTGAAATCCAAGCAGGCATTCCTTGGCGCGATTGCAAAGGAATTCCACATTGTGCATTGCATTAAGCTTGAACCCAGAATAAGGTATACCGATTGCCCTGCAATTACTCACGGTCACGCTATCACCCTGTTCAAATATAAATCCGTCAACGTATGGATCAGTAACGTCTGACGCTTCACAATTTTCCACTGTGACATCGTTCGCGTAACGGAGCGTTGAAGTTGTACCGAACAAATACCCAGCACGTACTCCAGCAGGATTATTGATCCCAATCATTCCGGTAGCGAGGCAATCTCGCAGGGTAAAGCCATTGCCTTCGTACATCCCAAACGACCAGTCTATGAAATCATCAATGTGTACGCGCTCTATTAGATTGTTGTCGGATTTATGAAGTCTTATTCCATCGTGGCTTCCTGCTGCGTTTCCTGCTGAATTACCATTGATGCGAAAATCCAGCAAAGTGATATTGCTGTTGCCACCGCTTGTGTCGGAGTTGATGAAAACAGGAGCGCCAATTGAATTCTTGGCCTTAAAAATTGTCAACTCTGTTCCAGCTCCATATAACCATGTGTTGCTTGGCAACGTAATCGATCCAGTAAGATATGTTCCTTCTGGAGCATAAATTCTGCGGCCTGAATTTAACGCAGCCTGTATAGCTGCAGTATCATCAGCAACGCCATTTCCTATTGCACCATAGTCCTTGACGCTGACAATGCCGCGTACTGGTGCATTAGAACACCACGGAACAATCCAATTACCGCCACCCAATGACATAGCCATCAGGTGAGTTCCTGCTGTCATCGTGATACTCGCCCCTCCGGGCAATATCATGGAGGTCGCGTTATGAGTGATCGTAGGCGTCGAGTCGAACTGGAGTATCTTCCACACTCCGGCACTGACAGTCCCAAATGACGTTATCGGTCCGGTAGCGCCGACGATATCGTGGTAGAAGCCAGTATTCGCACCAAGGTCTATCGTGGCTGCAGAGTTGAGGTCTGAGCCTTTGTGTGCCAACGCAGCGCGAACGGTAGCCTGTATCTGCTGGAAATTGTCCGCCATTCCAGCGCCGATAGTCGTGGCATCTGCTGGCTGGTTGGAGCTTGGTATGATGCTCCAGTCTTTGAGTTCTGCGGATACGTCTGCCATTAGATAATGTAGCTTCCCATTAGTCGTACTAACGTAGAATTCTGGAAGAACGTCTGAACACCGGGAGTAAATGATGTCCCTGCGGCGGTAAGACCGGCCATTGTTATAATTGTGCTATTGACTGATATGCTTCCAGCAACCAATACAAAGGAGCCAACACTGCTGCTCCATTGGCTGCACGCCAAAGATGATCCTATCGTTGCGTTTGATGTGAATGGAAGTCCTGAAATAGCAGTAGTACTACCGGTGCCAATAGAATTGATCTGTAAAGTAAGTTGAATATGTACTGTTCTGCCAATCTTGGTGTAGTAACCAAGCTGTGTAGTATATGTAGCAGTACCACCAATACTTGGCGTCCACGTTCCCTCTTCGTAGTCGTCCAGAGTATTCGCGTCGGCAGAAGCATTTTGCGTAGCAGGAAAGGAAATCTGTCCAGCACTGGCCCCGCTTATATTAAGCGCCCCGGTAAACGTGCCTGTAGTCCCGCTTACAGCCCCGGTAAAAGTTCCAGTAGTTCCACTAACAGCGCCTGTAAATGTGCCAGTAGTGCCGCTAACCGCCCCACTGAACGTCCCGGTAGTTCCAATTAGTCCGCCGGTAAGAGTTCCACCTGATAGCGGAAGAAATATATCCGTTCCTCTTGTATACCAGACCACCCGCCAGTTGCCCCCGCCCTCCGAGACAGCCATGAGCATATCCCCAACGGCTGCGGTAATATTCGCGCTACCGGGCAGGATCAGGCTTGTAGCATTGTGGGTAAGGACAGGCGTTCCCTCGAACTTGATGATCTTCCATATCCCAGCGCTTACTGTTCCGAACGAGCTTATGCCTGTGGAACCTGTGATATCGTGGAACAGGCCTGGTATAGCGCCGAGATCAGTCGTGGCCGTGGCGACGATATCCGCCCCCTTATGGGCGAGCCAAGCCCGTACCGTGGCCTGTATCTGCTGAAAGTTGTCAGCCATACCAGAGCCGACAGTAGTAGCATCGGCTGGCAGGTTAGAGCTTTCAGTGGTACTCCAATCGGGCAATGCCGATAATACGTCCGCCATTTTTGTCCTTGTAAGTTAAGACGATTTAGTAAATCTTCTTACGTTTGAATCTTCTTACAGAAACCTGTCAAGTGTAAGATGATTCTGCGACGTCTACATATTTACCAAAAATATCATGACGTTACAAAGTAAGAAGATTTAGTACATTCTTCTTACATCGTTTCCGGTGTTAGCATTTACTCTATAGGTTACTGGACTTGAGCAAGCTCGCGTCCAAGACCTCGGGATTAGCTCTCATCCCGAACCCTTCTCTCAAAGCGTTGGTGAGGAAACCATGATTGGCATACGCCAATACTTAGTGACCCTGCTTACGATTCGTGCCTATTGAATACAACAACCCAGCAGTTCTGGCGGCATTGGCAGGAATGGTCTCTGCTCCTGAATACAGGAGTCGAGCGGCCATAGACTTGGTTATCCCGTAGCTGTCTGCCAGCATTGCTATTAGCCCGGTCTTCGTTGGAGCCAGCAGAGATAGACCACTGATATTCTTGTTTCCTTCCATGAGGGCACGTCTTTCCGCTACTTTCATGGTGGTCAGCAGTTTTGATTGCTCTGCGAGCGGTCCCACTACAGCAGGAACTTTCTTGGCTATTTCTTCTTTAAGGCCTCTAGCCAGTGCCTTTTGAGCCTGAGTCTGTATGGAACCCAATTCACCGTACTTCTTACTAAGCTGTGCGTATTTTCCAACTTTAATATCATGCGCTAATGCGACTGGGATATCGGTTTGTCCGGCTAAGGCCGGAGCATTTCTAAAGTCCATCCAAGCCTTTTGGATAATACTCAAGTCATCAGTAGAACCAGCTATACGCTTTAGCTCATTAAATTGGTTTAGAAGTTCTTTTCCGACATCTCCCTTGCGTATTGTTTCTGGGGACTTAGCCAAGACAGTTTTTATTTCAAAGTCCAGTTTTGTGATTTGATCCTTTAGTTTTTCAATACCAGCCTCGTTCGGATTAATTCCTTTTTCCAACAGGGTATTTATTGCGGTCGCGGCTTTCCCTGTCTTTAGATCCTTAATTGTCGGTTTCAACGCACTCTGCATCAGCCTTTTTCCGGCTGCCTGCATGATAGGTGCTGCGAGCGCCTTTGTGAGTTCCCCACCAACTATAGGAGGAATGGCCTGAATACCTACATTGGCGGCAAATCCTAGACCGCCAGCAACTTCAGGAGGCATTCCGGTTTTAGCAGCCAGATCCGTTACTGCACCGCCTGCCTTATAAGCACCCTCTCCAATTAGTTGGTTCTCCAAGTTCATGAGAGGTCCGGCTCCAGCAGCAAGACCGCCAACCACGGCACCCGGGAAGCTACCAAGCCTCATTCCTCTCATTGCCTCGGACAATATTCCGCGCACCTTTGATTGTTCAGGAGGACGCTCTACGGTAGGAGGTTCGATAACAGGTATCTCTTCTTCAGCGGCTGGAGCGTTTTTATACCCTCCAACTACAGGAGCAGACTTCCACTTAGGCTCAGCCATTACGGCTTAACCCTTACCACGCCATCAGGCCCCTGAAACTTAGTCCCTGATGGCAGCTTGTTGAAATCGGCATCGCCCATGATCTTCTTTATCTTCTGTTCCGGAGCTTTCGTGGTGAACAGAGGGTTCTTTTGAGAGAATGCTTCAAGCTCGTCAAAGAAGCCTTCATCAAACTGCCCATGCTTCTTGCGATAGTCCCTAGCTAACTTGGCAACGTCCTTGTCGCGTTGGGCCATCTTGACCGCAGTTTCAACAACCAACTTTCGGCCTTCTGGGGTTTTAGCGATACCGGGAACCATGCCTACTAGAAACTCTCTGTCTTTGTCAGACAAGGCTCCAGGCATCCCCGCCCCACCGGATGGGTTTCTAAGCTGCAAAGCTAGTTCACTGCTCAAAGCCTCTGCGGCCTGTTTGTTGCCTAACTGTGGGTCTATGTCCATCCCAAGACTCTGGGCATAGGCAGCTATTTGCGTTCCAAGCGGAGTTAGCTTTCCGGTGTTAACGCCTTCCAACAGTGAAGACAGCCTTGTGAAACGGTCGATCTTTGGCTGGGCATCCAATCCGCCTTGCTGGAGTTTCACATACATCTCCCCCTGACCACCGCCAACCTTAGCTGCCTCTGCTCTTTCCTGCGTCTGAGCAATCTGCACCAACGGCTGCGGTGTCTTAGGCTCTCCTACATAGGCAAGGATGTTCCCGCCCTTGCCTTCCTTGAAGCCTTCGATATTTATAATCGCGGTTCTGGTCTTTCCTCCACCTACACCAACATCTCTTACGACATACTTTCCGGGGTTTTCTCTGGTCTCTTTGTACAGATCAAGATAGGTCTTGGACTTCTTTGCGTCCTTATCCGCCCAGAACCTGGAAGCCAACAGGAACTCATTGGCATTGACTTCTTTCCCGCCTCCAGGAACTACCTGCTCACCTCCAGGTACGGCTAGATTAGGCTCTGGCTGCGGAGATCTGGTCTGTATGAACTGCCCAATACCTGCTGGTTGAGGAGGAAGCGGAGTTCCACCCTCAGGCCCGCCTTCCCCACCATACCTGCGCATCATATTCGTGTCTGTGTGGTCTTCATCGTCCGGCCCTCCATCACCAGGAGGAGTCTGGAACTGACCGTACCGATTCTGCATATCGGTATCTGAGCTATCTCCGTATGGTAGGTCAAAGGCTACCTTCTGCATTCCTGGTAGTTTGAGGGTGGGGAATTGCTTGGAAAACTCCAGCTCCCAATTACCTTGCTGCTTTTCAATGGCCGCGTCCTTCAATCGCTTGTTTCTAGCAACATCCAAGGTCTCCTGATTGAGACGGTTCGTTACATTCTGCTGTTGCGTTCCAAGTGCGGCCTGCAATCCCAGAAGACCTCCAGCACCTACAGCAGGCCCGAAGGCACCGTAGTGGCCTTTATTGTTCGCTAAGATACCAAGCGCAGCCGAGAGCAGTCCTATGTTCTTTGGGTTATCCAGCCAGCTGAGCTTCTGATGTGTTGGCGGATTTACCAGGAGTCCGTAAGCCATTAGCCGCCTCCAATAAGGTACTGCCGCATTCTAGGAGGAATGTTCCAGGATGGACCACTTTGCATAGGCCGTCCCTGCTGCGGAACAGGTTGAGCAGGAGGAGCTAATGCCTGCTGAAGCTGCGCCTGTATTGCTTGTGGATTAAACGCTGGAACCGTAGAGCCGCCCTGGTAGTATTGATACCCAGCCCCGGTAGGAGCTACGTAGCGCCCTTCCATTGCAGCAAGACTTCCTGGTGCGGTACTAACACCAGCTTGAGGCTGCTGCATACCAGCCTGCCTCTGCTGAAGCATTTGAAGACCGGCTGCTTTCTGTTGGTCTGACATTTTACATTCCTCCTAAACCTACCATTGCGCCTGCGCCCAAGGCTGCGCCTAACCACGGATTTGTGATACCCATCATTCCGGCTGCTCCAGCACCACTGATGGCCCCGTAACCTAAAAGACCACCAGCAATAGCATTGGCGGCTGTATTTGGCTGATTCGGATTGTCTCCTGTCTGAGTCTGGGTACCACCCGTAGCAGAGGCGAGAGCGTTCTGCAGGATTCCCAGTTGCTGTTGCGGATGGTTATATTCCGCCTTCCCGAGATTGAGAATGTCCTGTGCGTAACCCCTGCGGAAGTCTCCTACCCCCGTTAACGCTTGAGCATCGGCATAGTCTCCGGCTACCAGATTAGGTGCTAGAGCCATTGCCTGCATCTGTCTCCCGCGTTCGTCGTTGTAACCCTGGTATCTAACGGCGTTTCCTGAGTCTGCTAATTGACTGGCTATGGTTTGATTAACCCCTGTGTTACCGAAGTTTCCTGCCATCTGAGAACCAAAACGCCGCATTACATCGTCCTGGGTTCGTTTCACCATCGCATCTATGTAGGGGTTTTCATATCCTCCCTGCAGCGTTTGAACAGCATTATTCTGCGCCGCTCTAGTGACATCAGACCCATACAAAGCCCTCTGGGTCGCCATCTGCAACCCGCCTTCCTGCTCTGGAGAAATACCGGCGATCTGCTGTCCAGGATAGAAAGGCTGTTGCGCGACCTGCCCCGCATAGTTCGCCAGACCTGCGGCAAGAGGCTGAAACTCTTTGGGGAGTTCGCTCTTGTTAGTCTGGGTTATGGTATCTGGTGATCCGCCTGACATATGAGTTCCTTTTCGTATACCGTGTTTATAGCTTTGTAGTACTTTCCCCACCCCTTTCTAGGGGAGAGAAACGTGAGCTTCCTGGCACCACAGTTCAATGCAATCTTTATCAGTTCAGACTCGAATCGCTGAATGACATTCGCACCATGCGCTCCATAGGCGCACCATATATGCAAAGCTTTGGAGGAATAGCCCTGCATCACAGTCAAGACACAGAATCCGGCATAGGTGCCGGAGATGAAGGCTACGTGCAGTGTGGAGGAACCTGTCCTAATTGCCGAATACACGTCCTCGGCAATCCATCCATCCACAGAGTGGTTTCTTACTTCCTCCAGGCCTTCTTTAATGAAAGGCCAGTACTGATGAAGATCTTGTGGAGGAACGTGCCTTAGTTCCCCGTCAGGACGCGGCAAGACAACCACGTTCCCGGAGTCCCGGCTACTGTGCATAGAAAGCCCAGTACTACGAATTTCGATCCTGCACCACCCAGTTCTGAAGGTGCGGAGTTCCTGATAAAGTCTCCTGCTGCGTGAGTTCCGGTAGTAGGAGCAGCAGTGGCTGCGTTATAGCTCGCCGAGATATGTCCTTCAGAAAGGCTATTTACCTGAACGTCTATGCTTTGAAGGATATTGAAAAGAGTCTGTCTGCTGTATTCGTGCGTAATTCTCGTTGAAGCAAGTTTACTCATCGCCGTCCCTGCGTACTGCTGGAACGAAGCCGGTAGACTCCCAATTCCCAACGAAATCGAATCTCATTCTGTGCCAGCGAGCGGACCTCAATACATCGAACCGTGAATTCGTTTGCGGGGTGGTTTGGTCAGGAGTCAGGGTGTCTCCCAAGTTATCCCGGTAGTAATTGACCATTTCCGCAGAGGTCGGCGCTGTCAGATAACGAAGCCTTGCCCCGGAGAAGTCCGTAAATGTGGAATCGTCTCCATAGTCTCCCATCGTGATCGAGCTTGTAACCGTTCCTCCAGTCAGGGTCTGGACAACGTGCGAGGTGTTGAAGATCGACGGTATTGGAGTTTGCGCCGTCCAGAAACCTGACCCGTAGGAAATGTCCGGGAAACTGCCGTAAGTAGCATAATAGGTTCCAAGGTCTCCATAGGTTATGGAAGACGATATGTTGTCCACAGGCACTTCAACTTCCCTATCATCCCTTCCCCAGCGAGCGTTTTTGTAGTTGTACACAACGCACTTGTTAAGCGTCGCTGAAGCTGAACCTGGATAGTAGAAATAGACCCTGGAGTTAACGCGATCATGAAGCCCGGCAGCGAGGTGCTGGAAGCTTCTATTCAGTTCTCCAAATACCGTTTCTTTCAACCAAGGCGCGCCTATGGGAACAGGTCTCGCACCATCGAATGAGTAGAAGTCAAACTCACCCATAAAGATATGCCTTGGATCTTCAGAGGTTCCTATGTCGATTACAGCCTCTTGAGAGAGCGCGCCAGCCTCTCCAGGTATATGCCGGAAGTCCCATATCGCAGGCGGACCGACATAAATACCGATGTACAAAGAGCGTTGCTTGTAAACGACAATCGCCTCTCCAAACCTTTTCCCTGCAGTGATCTTCCCCTGAGAAGCGAGCAAAAGACCTGAAGCGCACTGGGTTGTTACATCTGGCGTCCAGTCGGTATAGTCTCCAAGGGCAGAGCAGTACCACCTGTTGGCAGAATCCCCGAACGTCGCTTCAGTCGTATCCAAGAGCATGACGAACTGGTTTACCGTCTCTACAATCGCTGCCTTTGGAGCGCCAGTAACATCGGCAAAAGCGCCTGTAGAGGAAAACTGTAATGTGTCGGACTTGGCAACAGCTAAAGCGGTACTGCCAAACTGGGCAAATCTCCAGCGGACATCGGCCCCTAAGGCATAAGCGCCACCTACCGCGCGGCTTACGTCACTCCATGAGCTTGAGGCCGCTTCATAGAGCTTTGTGGCCGTCCCTGCAAAAAGCCTCGTTGTATCGTCCAGGTTCCTTAAAACAGCACCGCCCTGGCATGTAGCGGCCAAAGCGGGCAACAGGGTTGTCTGAGGGCTTGGCGACCCGGCAAAGCCTCTCAGGGTTGGAACGACATTGGCACAATTTACAAAGATTCCCGGTGTGTCGCTTCTTACGTCTGGGGCGTATCCAACGAATTCTATCAGGGCCATTATGGGTTAAACATTCCCGCTCTAATCTGCATTGGTCCTGACCATCTCGATCTCTGGTCAGCAGCCATGACCTGCGCTATAGCCTCTTCGTACTGAATCTTCCATGACTGAATGCGAGGATCGTTCTTGATATAGGCCTCTGCTTCTTTCAAAGACCCATACAGGTACACGTCAGGATGATTGGTCAGCATCCAGTTTGTAGGGGCGACATCTGACAGAGCCGGAATAGCTGCGTAGTAGAGCATCTCCATAGTAAAGGAGCCAGCCGGAGCAGGAAAGAACACCAGAGAGCTGTCTATGATCGTGTAGAACTTCGGTATTCCAGATTCAGTAGTCAGGTAGCTCGAACTCGCAGTCTGTGGAGATATGTACGAAAGCAACCACCCTGAGCCTCCGGTAATCTGGATAGACCTCATTTCTAGGAAGTCGGTAGGCACTTCCTCATACTGCTCGTCCAATGTAGCGGTCGAGCGTGTCTCCATTGTAGAAAGCCTCAGTATGCGATTGAACTTGACCTCGCAGAGCGTAACAAAGTCCGGTATTACCGCAGTCAAATCAGACCTGTGAAGCCAAGCCGCTACTGATGTCTTTAGCTCGCTGTATGTGGATATGGCCATTGGTTATCTTGTGAAGAGTGGTTTCACCGCAATCGAAGACTTCTACATCGCCGTACTTTCTGGCCGGTGTGTCGTAGTCTCCGCACCACGGCGGTTGCGCGATCAGGATGGTTTTCCCGATTGGCACAAGTCTTTTGATAATGTCTTCCGGATTCTTGAAATTAATATTGGAACACCAGACGTAATCCCATCCGCCTTCAAGTTTTGGGAGTTCGTCCTCCATGATATTAAGCTTGTACGTTTCGATACCTGGCTGGAATTCTTCAGCAACTTGGAGGGCTTCTTCCCAACTATCAATACCTGTATACCTGAAAGAATTCCCTAGCTTTCGCTTCATATGATGCCAAAGAAAACCGCACATACATCCAACATCTAGTATGGAAAACGGGGGCTTAACGATTTCACAAAGCTTGTCGTAAGCCACCAGCATCCTGGAAGATAGTCTGTCCAGATTCGGGTTTAGCCAGTGGACGCCAGTTCTGTACCGGAGAGCTTTAAGAGCCTCAGGACCGTGCTGGACCTGCTTCAAGAACCGCTCTAACTGCGCTACATCAATTTCAAGTGTTCCCACGCTTCTCCAAACTCATCCGGTTTCCACTGGGCATAACACAGGTCTGCAAGCCACTGCGTCCTGTCGGGCTTTTTAACGTCTTCTATATCAGGTATCGAGTGTCCCGCAATGTTATAGACCATCGAGCCTTCATCGCAGGCTATTACAGGAACTCCGTCCATAACAGAATTAACCCCGGTATTGGAGTTGAACGTTACACACACAAAGGCGTCTTTCAGGTCGTTCTCAAGGGAACGAGTGGAGTAGATCGTTCCTGGAATCGGATTAAGCTTGCACAAAGGATGAGGCCTGAATACCACCGCCCTGTCTGTGGCTAGAAAGATCCCCCTCGCGGTCTTTTCCAGCCATTCCCTGTGATCGGTGAAGTCACAAGAAGCGTCCCACGGTACTTGCCCGCAGAGAAGCACATGATCCCCCGATCTCCACGCTACAGGGATTAGTCCTAGCTTCTCCATGCGGTCGTGAGGGCTGTTCTTGTTCTTGAAGTCTGCCCGTCCGTTGATGCCGTTCAAACCTACAGCGTAGTGGTTATCCGGCCCAGAACCACGGTTGATATAGCCAGTTTCTATGATGACCGTATCGAGCTTGTTCTCAATCTGGGCCTTGAATATAGCGCCCCTCTTGTACGACCTCGCTACGTGCTTTTTGTAGGTGCCGAAGATAACCGCTATATCGCTTGGTTCGTAGTCATCCAGGGTAGTTAAAATCCCACCACAGGCTTCGTGGAACTTCGTCAGAACGTAGTTTTCTTCCTTGGAATCGCCAAGATACGTTCTTATTCGCATACCATTACTTGAAATGGGCCTTCCCTTTCGTCAACATGCTTGATCTTCTGTGCCTGCCCGTATCGCCCAACTACTTCCCACCCGCAGGAATTGAGCAGGTCTTCGAGTTCCTTGGGGCTATAGTGCCTCAAATGAGGATACATATCCCCGGCATAGCTCTCCGGCCTGAATGGGTAATGGTCGCTGTTCGGACTTGAGACGATGAGGTTCTCAGCGCACTCCCTGAACGCTCTCAATGCTTTTCCAGGGTTTGGCAAATGCTCTATGGTCTCGAAAGACACAACCCAGTCAAAGTATCCAAGTGAGAACTTTTCATCAGGGCAGACATTGCAGACAATATACTCAGGACCGGAGTAGTTCTTCTTGGCATAGACAATGGTTTTCTCGTCTATGTCTATCCCGACCACGTTACAGCCTGCGTCCATTAGCATTCTGGAACCGTAGCCACAACCACAAGCCGCGTCAAGTACGTCCCCGCTTACTAGGTTGGCGGCAAACTCGTAACGCCTTACATGCCCCTTGTGGATCTCTTCTAGTCGGCCTAGCTGACGTTCCATTTGCGCCCCAGACCCATTACCGATTCCTTTGCTATGTACTCTTCTCCTTTTATCTCTTCCCAGAACTTCCATACCATGAGGCTTTTGTTTCTCCCCTTGGATGGTTTTACGATGTCGTGGAATACAATCTGTCTTCCCAGAGGACCGTAATACTCCCAGTCCTGCTTTACCCCTTCGTAGGAATGGTCTCCATCAATGAAAACGAAATCATATGGCCCCAGCCTTGTAACCTTTTCCAGCGTATCAGGGTGGTGAGAGTCGGCAAGGATAAGGTGTACGTCAAACCCCTCTCCCTTGAGCTTCATGACGTTGTCTATAAGCTCGGCCTCTATGTTTGGATCGTTCCAGCCCTCCTTGTTGGGCCAGTCCACACACACAAGCCTTTTTCCCGCCATGTTATGGGCAAAGTCTACAAGCGTCGTTCCGTACCGAGAACCGATCTCAAGCACCGAGTTTGCATCTTTGACCCACTCAAGCAGCTTGCTGTATTCGTCCGGGTTCTGCGGATGCCTGTTGGACATTTGTATAAAGCTTAACAAGCTTCTGCATCGCTTTTGTCGCTCTTGTAATCGGGCCTCCAACACGTCCATACTTCCTTCCAGGTGGCGTCATGTGAAGTGCGTCGAAGTGTGTTGTGGCGTGTTGGTGCGTGTTAATCCACTCTAACTTGTCTTCAACCAACAGCCAAAACAAATGCCCGTTTCCCACGTAGTATGATTTGTCGGCATGTTCCTTAAAATTATCTGCATACACATTCCATTGGTCCTGCCGTGCCTTGGTGATATGTGGAAGCATTGCCAATTGCTCGTAAAGCATTGGGGCTAGCTTCTCGCTCATCAAGTAGGAACTTCCAACACCTACCCAATCCCAGTTGGGGTTTTTGTGCCTGTCTGTTCCCATGTTCTGGAACACCTGAACGCGGTCTAGGAACTTCTCGTTCTTGACTATAAGCGCGCCACCCTGCCCAATCTGGACGTTCTTCTTCTCCTGAAAACTAAGACACCCGAAATCTCCTGAGACCTTCCAGTTACCAATAGCTTGGGCTGCGTCTTCTATGACGAACAACCCATGCGCATCTGCTATGTTGTTTATCACAGTCATGTCTGCCACAACACCCGCATAGTGGACAGGCAGGATAGCTTTGGTCTTTGAGGTTATCGCTACTCGAATTGCCAGAACTTCTATGTTCAGGTCGTCATTTACATCTACGAATACCGGGACTCCACCTGCAAGGATTACAGCATTCGCAGCCGATGGGTGAGACCACGAAGGCATAATCACTTCGTCTCCAGGATTAAGAACCATCCGACATGAGAGTTCTAACGCGGATGTACAACTAGGAACTAGGAAGGCCTTTCCACCGCATTCCGCCTCTAGTAAAAGTTCGCACTCACGCAGCATGTTCTTCGAGCCTAGCCCAGTATGGCTCTGTTCTTTCTATTACCAGATCATCTCTCTTGGAACCAGAGTTCTTCCTTGCCCCTTTCTGGTGATCCATGTACTTCCCGCATATGGAATTTATGAATGGGTGCATTGTTCCATGTGGAACATTCTTGGCAAGATTAACGAATTCATCAGGATGCTTGATGATCTGCCTGGCAAGATCGAATCCCCAGTTGTCGTGCCATCCTTGCTGGGTGAAGATCAACCCGCTCAAATAGACCTGTGTCCAGCAGTCAAGCCAATGCTCTATAAGCGGATGGTTGCCATTGATCCCGAGAAACCCTGTCTCCGTATTGAACCACGGTCTCAGGAGGCAGCAACAGAGCTTGCTATCCGGCAGGACTTCATCAAGGAACGTCTCCGGAACGTCTGAGTGCGTGATTACATCGGCATCCAGCCAGAACACCTTCCCGCCAAGAGTTTTAAGGGCGTGGGCATGGATAAACCCCGCTCTACACATTCTGGCGTCGTATTCGATGTTATATCTTCCGAGGTTCCCGCTCATAACCGGGAACTTACCTATTGCGTCCATCCACCACATGTAGTGTTCTACTTCTTCTATGTAGCGCCATTGGACGTTTTCCTCATCTGGTCTTAGCTCGTCTCCCTCGTAGTAGATGACGAGTTTCACCGACTTGGGCCAGTGTTTCCTGAATGTCTCCAGGAAAGCCTTGCCGCCCTTGTTCTGGAAATAATGTTCATTACAGGTCGTTATGACCGTGTTCATGCACTCTCCTTGATGTGTATGCTTTTGCCCATCAACTCTCTATACCCACAAGTACTCATCATTGCTTTTCGTTCTTCGTGCCACAGATCTGCATATTCGCAGTCCCGCGTCTCCTCCCATACTGGGATGCCCTTGGTGAAATGAACGATCTGGGCAGCCTTCGGAGAATCGTAGCCAACAAGGTGGTTCCATACTGCCGGGAGTTCGCCTATCTCTGATGCCCACTTCAGGTCTTGCGGTGTTTCGTAGTTCTGTACATAGTCAGGAGTAAGCATCTTGCACTTCTCGCAGTTGAACAGCATGAGAGAAGGCCATTCAAACCGCCTGTGGCTCTTTACGACCTGTACCGCGCTCTCGTCGTACAGCTTGAATAGATTTGCTATGTCTCCAAGACAGAGCATGTCGGCGTCTATGAATAACGCCTTACCTTCATAGTTGCATAGCCACGGAACCAGATAGCGGGAGTATGTGAACTCCGTCAGTCCTCTGTGTGTAATTGGCAGTTGGTGAAGGTGTAAGAGCGTTATTGATACTGGCTCTGTGCTTCTTACGCTGATGCTGTGAGACAGAACAGCGCCTGCTATGGACTGCCTTGAATCAACTCCTATGAAGACGCGCATATCTCCTTATGGTCTTTGACCAGGGTTCGTTGGGAAGCTGCCTAAATAGACGAACGGACTTGTACCACGGCATATCGCCCTTAAGACCGTATCTCCAAGGCGGTATGGTTGGCACCAGAACATCACATGACTTACCTATGGCACCGCACAGGTCTACTATCGCCGTGGTCACAGATATTACATGATCCAGTTCGGCAACCAAAGCAGCGGTATCGTCGTAATTCTTCTGGTCCAGTTGCTTGTGGAAGTTGAGTACCCCGCAGTCTCCAGGGTCTTTGTATTCCAGGGAAACGAATGTGTCGTTGCCTCTCAATTGGAGCAGGTCTTCCAGTTCTACAGACCTCTTTCTATGCCCTGTATAAGTATCCCCGCCATTCCAGGTAATGCCTATTTTCTTCCCCGGATACTGATCCAGTATCGCTCTCCACCACTTGCGCTTCTCTGGATCGGGCTTGAGATACGCCGTACCAGGAAAGTCTTCCTTGCTGTTCCTGTAGAACTCCATCAACTGCGCAAGGGATATATGAGCGTCTACCTTTATATCCTTTGACCAGTCCGCAGACCTGTATCTGGTGCCGTACACAGGGCAGTCGAATGAGCGTTTGAACAAGCCTTCCAGCCTGTGGTCACACTCGATAATGGCGTTGCAGTCCTTTATGAAGTCTGGAATAGCAGAGGCAAAGGCCAGTTCGTCTCCAATGCCCTGTTCCCCGAAAGCAACTACAGTCAATCCTTTTGTGCCGTCCCACTTCTTCTCCGTTCCGTAAACGCGCTCGCGTCTTGAGGCGTCGTTTCCAAGCCCGGTATTAAAGAGCGGCCAGCCTTCCTTGTAATCGCCGCGCATGAGGTAGGCAAAGCCTGCGTGCTGGAGAACGTCAAGCGTGGTGAGGCCGTGCTTATCTCGGATATCCTCCTTGATCGCCATAGCCTTGTTGACCCATTCCACAGCCCTGTTAGGGTCTCCCTTGTTCACAAACACAAGGCTCATCGCATCCAAAGCCAGTTGGTATCTCGGGGAGAACTCCAGCGCCCTTCTAAGGGCTTCCATCGCAAGGTCTGGTCTATAGCTCATGTTGTAAGCTATCCCGAGATATGACCATAGCAAAGGATCTTTAGGATTTAGCTCTATCGCTCTTGAAATGACTATATCCGCAAGTCCTGGCCTTCTCATGTCCAGGAAGGCCTTTCCGGAAAGCCATGTAGCGATCAGGTTCTGCGGGTCTTCGTCCAGTTCAAGTGAGGCTATCTTGAGGCACTTCTCAGCATCTCCTGCATTCAGGAGTTTCAGCGCCTCGTCAAGTCTTGAACTTGTGTTTTCCATAAGTTACTTTGCATTTTGAATACTTTGTGTTCAGTAACTCACCAACTTTCTTCCAATCATTTTTGTCGTAGAAATTAACTCCATCCTCATTGAGCATCTTGTCTATGACAATGTTCGGTACGTGAGCGAAGTGCCACCAATCACGCTTTATGCCATCCTTTGAATACGAGTCATCATTTCTGAGAATGCTCGCCACCTCAAGATAAGGCTCGACATCCTGAACCGTCTCTATTACAGATTCATTCGTCTGTTCATCGTGGTGGAATATTTCCGTTATGCCATCGCTTTGTGAAAGTATTCTCTTCATGAGTCCACTTCTGGATCATACGGGCGACGTTCAAATGTTTTTCTATTCACCCACCACTCACCTGTTTCATCTTCAATGTACATCCACGGAGTTTCATACCAACTCCATTCGGTTTTACTTGGAACTGGATCAGCAACAACAGTGAATGTATCGAATTTATTTTCCATAATCTTTGCGCCTCTCTGCTTTGACGATAACCTCAAAGTTCTTTCTTACCTCATCTAGTATAGCAGGATCAACGCCTGGGTAATCACCCGGATCAACAGCCTCTCCGCGCCAAACCTTGCTCTTGATGCTTAGAACGTATTGGTATGCCTGTTCATTGTCCATGAGAAAGGGCCGAGGTTTCCCCCGGCCCATACGTTACACCGTGAGCAGGTCAGTGATCTTCCCTGACGCCGCTTCGTTACGAGAAACCAGCGTTGCTTCGCAAAGCAGTTCACGCCTTTCGGAGTCTCCTGTTTTCGCTAGATCAAAGCTGGTGAAGGGCCGCAGATACGCGACCGCCCAATAGTCCATGTCCAGAACGAACACGGTACGATCACGCTGGAACCTATTCGGGACTACGGTGTGTTCGCCAAAGTTGCTGACGTACACATCTGCCCCGCCAACAATCGTTCCCTGCTTCAGTCCCGGAACCTCTTTGTACAGGGTGGCGATTCCGACAAATCCGGATAGCCTTGCCTTGTTGAAAGGCCCAGTCATGATGATTTTCGGGTCTCCACCAGCAAGCCATGTGGCCGCGATAATTGCGTCAAGGCCTGCTTTGGTGAATGTGCCCACCGGAGACGAGTCAACCGGGGACTGAACCTTGCCAGAGACGAAACCACCAGTGGAAGCTCCGCCAGCGGAAGTCTGCATAGAGGTCTTGTTGCTGGACAGCCATGCTTCCAGTCCGCCCATTTCTGAACCAGCCGAAGCCGTTCCAGTTGTGGAGTCCTGGTTTCCAACAAGGGCAAATTCCAGGTCACGCTTCAACTCTTTCGAGCGTTTGGCGATCTGGTAGGCCATTTCGCTGTTACGACCGGCCTTGTTAACAACCTCTTCCGTGCCGGAAACAGATACTGCTTTCGACAGGATTTGATTGTAATTCGTCAGTCTGACGGTCGGGACTACGGTATTGATTGTTGCGTCGTCACCTTCAACCGCGACGTTTGCAGCCGCAGTTGCGAGGGTGTCGGTTTGCCATTCGTGCAATCGGGCTTTGGCCGTGGTACGGGCGGCCATGCTCAGAAACGGGGTTTCCGTGGGAGCGATGTTGTAGATAATATCGCTCAGGTCTTCCCTGTTTCCAATCGCCTGATACGTCTGAAACGTACCTGATGGAACAGTCATGCTAACTCCTGTTGAGCCTCCCGAGAATCACTGTTGCTGCATCCTCGAAACGCCCTGATTTTTGCAGTCGTTTGAAATCATCCCCTTCGCTTTTCTTGGCCTGTTGAGTAGTACCGGGTTTCAAGACTTTCGGCTTCTCAACAACCTTCTTTTGAGCAATAGTTTTCTGAGTATCAGACACTTTCTTGCCCTCATTGAACTGAAAAGCATCATGGAGAACCTTTATATAACGGGGATCAACGACCATGCTTAATTCCTCTGTGGTGAAACCGTACTTCTCCATCGCGTTACGCGAGATGTTTCTTTGGAGATCGGCACCCCAGTTTGGAATGTCTCGCTGAAGCTCCTCCGCGGCTTTGGGGAGGACCACCCTTTCTAGGTGTTCCCTCTCCTGCTGCGCGAGTTTTTGTTGTTCAGCTTGTATCCCCTGAATCGTCATATTGAAACGATTCAGTTTATTTGACACTTTGACGTACTCGGCAGGATCGTCACTGGCAAGCTGGTCAAGGTTTACGTTCTGGAGTTCGGGTGCAACGAGACCCCATACAAGCTTCTGTTGTGTCTCCAGAGCTTGTAGATACTGCTTTTGCTGGTCGGCAATGCCTTTGCGGATTTCATCTTTCACACCTTCCCGCTGGCGGGCGACTTCCTGCATGTCACGCGAATAGTCCTGAAGCCGTTTGTACCCATTCTTGAGTTCATTCAGACTCAACTTCTCTTTTTTAAGAAGTTGTCCGCCATCCTTAATTTCGACCTCGAATAGCGATTCTTCAGGATCAATCTCTACCGTGTCAGATGCCTCCGGTTGTTCCGGTTTGGATTCTTCCTCAGTAGGGGCTACTTCCGCAGGTTGCTCCTCGTCAGGAGTTTCCTCTGGAGCCGCCTCTTGCTTCTCTTCCTCGTCTTTCGGTACTACGCCAGCCTCAAGCATCTTTGCTGCGGCGGCTTCCAACGTAGCTCCCTGAGGGTTTGCTACTTCTGCCATTTCATTCTCCTTACATAATTGACTTCAACTTACCCATCAGGGATCGCTGCTTGATCTTGTCGGCAGCAACCTTGCCTGTATCAACGTAACCTTTGAAAATCTCCTCAAACCGAAGAGATGCCTGGTGGAGCTTGAAAATGAACTCACGCGCCTCTACGTCACGCGCGGGCGTTTGTGACCACGCCAGCATGATCTGCTTTCTGCATTCCTCAAAAGCCTCTATCACCAACTCGTTTTCAAGAACCTGTGACGCCTTGTGGCCCCTGATAACTTCTTCGTCTGGACTCATTGCATTGTGAAGACGCCGCCTGCGGCAATAGTTACTGTCAACGTATTACCGGAGGTCACGTTGAAAAGTGCCGTGGAAAGCCTTGTCCAGCAGAGAAGCTTCCCTCCGGACTCTGCTATTACAAGGAACTGAACTGAGGTCAGGTCAGATCCGCTCGCTGTGAAAACGAGGTCGTTAGAGTCCACGCCAGTTGAAAGGCCAGTATCGGTTATGGCTACCGTCAGGGTTTTAGACCCTGGATAGCCCGCCTGTCCTGCTACCGATCCTGTGACTTCGGATAGAAGCGATAAGGTGAAGGTGGAAGCGTTGGAATCGCTTTTGAACAGGTGCGCAATGATCGTGTCCGTATCCAGATCAAGCGTGCCATCCACCAAATACCGCTTGGCGTTATTGTAGATGCTGAATGCTGTTGCTGCCATAATTTAACTCCTCTGCGATATCCGCGCCTGTCTTGATAATGTGTGCGATTAAACCTGCCCCGTAGACTGCAAGCTCGCAATGCTCTGCAATCATTTTCTGCATATCAATGAACTGCTGTGCCTGTATTAACATCCACGGAAAGCACTTAAAGACCTTACCGCCTACAGCAACATCCAGGATACGTTTGCTGTCGTTCTCGGGTTGTTCGTAGGAATGATGTTGCCCACCGATAATGCAGGAATCGAACCCGTAGATATGGAACATGTGGTATCCGAGCATTATCAGTAGCGGGATAGCCCTCAACATAACCGTGGCTCCACCTGCTACAGGAAACCACTCCCTGCCTTCCCCGCGACCTTTGTCGTAGTACTCCAGCGTCTCTTTTACCGGGCCGTTCGATCCTGCATGCCAGAGATAAATCTGCTCTTTGGGAGCGGCCTTTACTGTTTCAGGATGACACTGCGAAGCCAATAGGTAATGGCACTTCTCGATATTCGGCACTACGAACCGCTTGTTAAATTCTCTCCCATCAACAACGATCTGCGCGCTCGGTCTTATTCCTCTTGTAACACACCAGTTGTAAGCTCCGTTCGCGGTAACAAGCAGCATTCCTGAGTTTCGCTTGAGTCTGATTTCCTCTTGATATCCATCAAGACTCGGACCACCTCCGAGAAGCATAATCTCGGTATCCTGCTGTAGATGCGGAGAAGCCTCTTTAAGTCCTAGCTTGAGATTCTCAAGAATGTTTTCGCGGATCTGCTGCTCTGTGACATTTATGCCTGCGTGCTTTGTAGCGTCGCGCCCGTTTCTAATTCTCAGACCAGGTTGTAGTTCCATCAAACTGCTCTGTCCATTGTGAAGTGCCGTCAAATTGTTCTGTCCATGCGCTTGTGCCATCGGACTGCTCTGTCCATACCGTGAATGGCGAAGACCCTCCGGTTACGGTAGAAACCAGTCCTTGAAATACTATTTGTCCTGTACTCGGGAATGAGTAAATTCCAGTGGTGGTGGCAACTACCGGGGTAAAGCCTGTAAATGTAATAAGCCCCGCACCGACTGCTATCCCTTCTGAAAGGGTAGGAGCCAGCCCGGTAAATACTATTGCGCCCTTGTCCGGAGCCACAACCACTGGGCCTGCTACCGTTGGGGCAAGACCAGTGAAGACTATAGAACCCTGTCCTGGAGCTACACTCAGCGGACTTACTGCTGTCGGGGCGAGTCCGGTAAATGTAATCAGACCTGCGCTTGGAAATACTTCTCCAGACGTAGAGACCTGCGAAGTCGGGGCAAGACCTGTGAAAACTATCGTTCCAAGCGCAGAAGCTACAGACTGGTGCGCTGTTGTAGCAGCTGTTGGAGCGAGTCCGGTAAAGACTATCGTTCCAAGACTTGGTGCCGAGAACTGGTGCGCTGTTACTGAAAGAGCAGGAGCAAGGCCTGTGAATACAATCGTGCCAAGTGCTGGAGTCGCAACTACACCGGAGCTTGAAACCGAAGAACTTGGCGCTAACCCTGTAAAGACTATCGACCCAACACCGGGCGATGACGTTACCCCGCCACCGGCTGCTACGGTCTCATTTACATACTGCGCACCGGGTATCTGTGCTTGTCTTGTTCCGGTTTCGTTAAGGTATGGCCCGCCCGGTATCTGGCGTTCCGAAGCCATTTAAGTTATGTCCAGAACAGGATTGACGTATATCGTCTTTGACGCCAAGCCGAGATGCACGATGGCGTGAATATATCCCTTCTCCTGCGGAGTAAAAGTAACTTCCAGCTTCTGCTTGTTCGGATTGGTCAGACCTGTAGTAGTCCACGTTGCTGAACTAGCAGTTTGATCCGCAGCCGCAGTCAGAATATCTGCAGCGGCATCGTTAATAAAACTCCCAAGAGGAAAGCCACTGGTCCCGAGATAATTGACTTCCAGCCACACATCGTCATTCTGAAGATTTGTAACAGAATCGTGAATTATGTCTACAGTCACAGTGATTGCAGAACCCGTGGTTTCGTTCCACTTCACGATTTCCTCTGACTGCAATGTCTGAATTGGAAATTCAGGGTTTGCAGTGGCAACCATTTTCCAGCTTAATCCAGTGGTTCCGTCAGAAGCCCCTCCTGTCTTTATAATCGTTGTTTCGCTGGTCACTTCTCCAAACTGTGTCTTCGTCCATATCCTGTAATTCGTGTCTCCTGCATCACAGTTGAACATCGCATACTTGGACCCGACACCAGGGGTAGATGAATTAAGTACGCCCGACCAACTGGCAGGAAGCTTGCAATTCATGAATACAACAAACTGATTAAGACCATTATCACCGGATAGATTCATTGTGGCGTCAGCATTGGATAAATCCATGCCATCAACAAACAGTCTTGGAGTGGAATTGCCGCTGCCAAGAACAAGGGCGGTAGGAGTCGTCCCACCAGCGAGGATTGATCCTCCAAAAATATATGTTGGAGCCGTAGCAGAAATACCTTGTGCGGTAGCTGCGAATTTGAACGTACAGTCACGAAGAACTGCATTCCCATTGGAGTTCGTGGCTGTGTTTATTCTCGAAGATGTTCCGGTTGAAGCAATCTGGAAACTACAGCTTTGACATACCGCTCTCGTTGCGGCTGAATGGATGTTTATAGTTGCAGTTCCGCTCGCCCCGCTTCCGGCAATGTAAGTCTGACCATAAACATAAAAATAACCAGCACTTCCAATGGTGATATTGCTGTTGCCTGTCGTTGTAACCGTTGCAGTTGTCGCAAGTGCTGTTGGCGGTTCCGCAGCATCATCACCGCAAAGTATGTAATTGGGTGCAAGCAGCGTCCCGGCCCATGCCGCAGTGATAGCCGCAGCGGTACTTTCGGCGTGAACCTGGGAGACAAAGATTCTGTCTCCTGCGGCTTCTATTGCCGCTGCTCCAGCAAGGGTAGCTTTCGCATTTGCCCACGTTAAACCGTCTGATGCGTCTGAGCCGTCAGTGGAACGCACATAAATATCAGTCATTCACCCACCGCTGTTTCAACTGTATTAAGAGCTTCGTCCATTGCCTGGAGTTTTATTTTAAGAGCGTCCCATTGCGTAACGGTCAGACCGAAAGCATTGCGGACCTGGGTTTCAGTAAAGTCTCCAGCGATGATTCGTCTCCTGATCCAGCGCGCTATTCTCACCACGAGTTCAGGATTTCCATCCTTGTAGAGCTGCCTTATCGCAGCGGCAACCTGATTTTTTGTGCTATAGACAAAGGTGATGCGGTCGAACTCTATGCACTCCATGACTTCAGCAAAGATAAGATCCGGCTCTAACTGAGCCGCATGGATGAGAAGCGTTGCATCCTTGTCTATAGCGTCAGTGGCTAGATAGGAAAGAAAATGCTCTCGTGAGATTACATCTACGTGCTTTTCATTGACCCAGAACCGTCCGTCTATCTGGTCATGTTCTACAGTATATGAACTGGTGAGTGCCATTTACTTGTCTTTGTCCTTGTCCACCAGAGATTCTCCCAATTTGTTCATCTCAGCAAGTGCGCCTACGAGAACCTTCTCCATGTACACCAAGGCGTAATAAGGCACTCCTGCATACGAGAGTTCTGTTTTGTGGTATGGAGATCCATCTACGTTTGTAACCTCGAATATCACCGAAACATTGAGTCCTGGTTTTTCAGACATGATGTACTCCTTATGTTTAGTTGACCTGCTCTCTTCACCGATTCCATCTCGCACGCGACCCTTATGCCAGAACGCATGAAATAGTCTTCGCCATCCTGGACGAGGTTTGTTTATAGGAATGAATTCCTCTACTGCCAGCCCTTCTATGGATTTAGCAAAAAACCCATGCGGCACAGGAGCGCCCTCCCAACTCATTCTTACTATGACGTAAGTTTTTGACGGCCCCTGTTCAAGCCACTTTGCTATTACAAAAGGCCAACAGTTGATGGCATTTAATCCTGACGGCCACCCTGCGCGCCCGTATAACCACGTCAGCGCGTAGCCAATTAACGTCAATACGAACAAACACACTGTTGCCAGTACGTAGCCCAGGAAAATAAATGGCTGGAGAATTATTCTTAGTGAAGTGTTACGAGCCACTCTTCCTCTTGTCTCCGGACTTTCCATTTATCGTCCACCATATCGAGAGCCTCACGGATTTCAGTCCTCTCCTCAGGACTGACAATTACCTTCTTACGATTAGGTTTTAATCCCAGAAACTCCGCTTCAGAGGCTTTGAGTTTCTGTTCGTGGTAATACCCAAGAAGTACGGTTATAGCTTCCTGCTCTGTTAGAAAAAGTCGTTTCTTGTCAGGAAAGATCCTGAGTTTTCGCCCTCTTCTAACGCCGCCAGGAATGACAGGCGCGGTAACTTCAGGAGCAGCACCGCCAGTGAAAAACCCGCCTCCGAAGAACTCGCTCCCAAAGAAATCAGTAGACAAGGCCGGCCTCTTCTAAGGCGTCGGTTAGAAGCGAAGTGCCGTATACGTCGAATTCAAGCTCGCTGTTTGTAGCCAGCCGAATGAATTCGTCAACTGCATTTGACATCTGCGGAGATGTAAACCACTTCCTGCCGTTCGCCCAGCGCCTGATAACACCCTGCGTCTGCGGATCATAATGTTCACCGGCATGTCTCTTGAAGTCCTTGTAGTTTCCATCCATACCGAAACACCTGAACTTGCGGAAACCAAGGATACCGCCGAGATGAATTGAACAAAGACCTATCGTGGACCCGCCGACGACCAGTACGCCGCCAGAGTCGTGTTCGCCTATCCAGTCCACCACATGCTTGCCGTGGGCGTTATGCCACAGCCTGACATCATGGCCTTTTAGCTGCTCCCATATCTTGGGGCAACATATGGACGCCATGAGGTACTGCGTTCCGTGGTTAGGATGCTCGATGAATCTGGCCTGGTGGTCCCGCCCATCGCATTGAGCGTGATAATCAGGCACAACTCCCTTGCTCAACAGGAAGTCGTGCGAACCGGACATAGTGATACAGGGATGCGTAATATGCTGCCATGTATCTTGCAGGGAAGGGCCGAAGCCCACTATGCAAAGCGCGTCATCGCGGACCGGCTTCAACTCTATTCTTGGAAAGCCCTGCTTTACTGCATTCTCTATCTGGTCCAGTTCCGCCTGCAAAGTAAGTGCTGATCTCGTCGGAAACTTGTATGGCAGGTTTTTGAGCGTGATGTCCTGCGGCTCCAGCACGCGCACCGCATTGTAGTTATGCAACCAATACCAGCCTCGCGTTTGATCCCGGCATCAGCCTCACCCCAAGCGTAGTTGCGATCTCTCCAGCATGGGCAAGAGAGATATTTCCATTAGCCGAAGGAATTATTGTCCCCTCTATCTTTGCCACGTAAGTTGTGTTTGCCGTTTCGACGCCGCTCGCCAGAACTGCGTCTCCACTGGAAATAATGGTTCCATGCCATGAGCCGGCGGCTGCATCGGCAGCAGTTGGAATAACCACGCGCGCCGCAACTATAGTTACAGCCGGAAATATCAGGCTGAATCGCCCGCCGTTTGTAGTAGCACCGCTCTGGAACAGTACATTGAACTCGAAGTTATACGTGTTCCCAGAAGTAATGGGGAACGTCAGGGTAGTGTTGGTAACTAATGTCGTGCCAACAGTAGTGGCCCCAGTCGTGCCAAGCCTGGTCGTCGTCCCGCCTATGGGGCCGGTCGGTCCAGTAGGGCCTGCTGCCCCACTAGGCCCTGTAGCACCGGAAACCCCAGTGGCACCAGTTGGACCCTGAACACCAGCCCCTGTGACACCAGTAGGGCCTGTAGCTCCAGCCGCGCCACTTGCACCAGTAGGGCCTTGAACTCCGGCCCCGGTTACCCCTGTGGGTCCGGTAGCGCCTTGAGCGCCGGTTACACCAGGAGACCCAGTTACTCCGGCTCCGGTAGATCCGGTAGCTCCTGAGACTCCAGTTGCCCCGGTCGGGCCTTGGATTCCAGCTCCAGTGGGTCCGGGGTCTCCCTGGATTCCCTGAGAGCCAGTAGGCCCAGGATCGCCCTGGATTCCCTGTGAACCCGTTACGCCTTGAGCGCCTGTAAGTCCTGCAAGGTCTAGGTTATGGTCAGCATCCCAAGCGGTAGCCCCTGCACCTGAAAATGTTCCATCAGCAGGGGTTGTGTGCCATACGCGGGCCATTACTGATCTACCGACTCAGCCCCTGTCATATTGCCGTCCTTGTCCCGCTTTACCGTAGTAACCCGTTTTCCCCCGGCTATCGTCACCGGCACCGTCACATTTATGGGCGGAGACTTCTCCCTGGATTCGCCATTTTTACGGCTTTCGTTCTGCTTGCTCTCGATCTGCTTTTGCTTTGAGGCTTCCTTGGCGGCTTCTTTCTGCGTCTCAGATTGGCGGATAGAAGCGTTTTCGGAGACCTGGGCCTTAAGCAACTCTCTTTCACGCTCTGCATCGATTTCAGCCTGCTTGATAGAGGCTTCGTTGTTCGCCCTGAAGACCTCGAATTCAGCTTCTGTCCTAAGTTCCTTGTCCTTCATTAGCGAGGCAGCGTTGAGTTCCATCGTCTTTATGGCCATCTGCGCTTCTACGTTGATTCTTGCTATCTGAATCTGTCCTTGAACCTCAATGTCCTTCATCAGCTTTTCAACGGAAGCCTGACCAATAGACTTCTGCTGATCGGCTTGCAGCTTCATCTGGGTTATTTCTTTTTCGGACTGCGCCTTGATGACTTCAGGACTGGGCGGAGGAGGCGGTGGCTGTTGTCCTTCCGGGTTCGTGATGAATTCCTCAACATGCTTGTAGCCGGTACTCTCGACAAGTTTTCTCCCGTAGGAATAGAGATTCTTGTCGGTAATCATGTGGGCTTTACCGGCGGCAAGCATTTTCTCCATGTACGTGCCCACGACCTGGAGGTGCATAAGCTCCTGCTCCTTGTCTCCAGTACCAAGACCCACCGTTACAGTCATGTCCCACCCGGTATTCCAGTTTCTCGGGTCTACAGGGACAAACTTGTTATCCAGACGCATCATGATTTCTTTGGTGGAGTGCTTGTTCAGGCAGTACAGAACCT